GGTCATTCGCAGCGCGAAATCGCGCTAGAAAGTGGGCGGGCAAAAAGTCCGGTTTGCAGTCCGAACACCACCGGAAGTCCGGTATGGCTGTAGAACTCATCTCTAAAACGGCGTATGCCCGTCTGCGCGGTTGCGACGAAAAGGCGGTGCGCAAGGCGGTGGCCGAAGGTCGGATCAGTTTGATCAACGGCAAGATCGACCCGGCGGTGGCGGACATCCAGTGGGCGCGCAACACCCGGGCCCGTGCCTCGCAAGCCGCCCCGTCTGCGAATCCAGCCCAGGCTGAAATCGGCAACAGCACCGAGCCCACGGCGCCGGCTGCAGCCGCACCTGGTGCAAACGTCGCCACAGAAAAAGCGGCCACGGATCCGAGCTACATGCAATTCCGTATGCGGCGCGAAGAGGCTGATGCCCAGATTGCCGAAATGAATGCAGCCAAGATGCGCGGCGCCATGCTGATGCGTGACGATGTGGACCGGGCCATGTTCGAGGTGGGGCGTGAGCTGCGCGACACGCTGACGGCATGCGCCCGCCGCATCGCCTCCGAAGTGGCCTCCATGACTGCCGCCGAGGCCTGCGAAGAAGTGATCGACCGGGAGCACCGCATTGCCCTGCAGCTGCTGGTGACCTCGTGCCGCGAGAAGTTGGGCGCCTCCATGTCGGGGACGGCATCATGAGCAACATGCACGACGGTTACCAGGCAGTGCTCGATGCCATGGCCCGTGGCCTGGAGCCGGACCCCAACTTGACGGTGGACGCCTGGTCTGATGAATACATGCAGATCCCCAAAAGCACGGGCAGCAACGAGGCCGGCAAGTACCGCACCAGCCGCACACCGCACGCGCGTGAAGTGATGCGCTGGCTGTCTGATGACCACCCTTGCAAGCGCGTGGCGCTCATGGGCGCATCACAAATGCTCAAGACCCAGGTGGGCTTGAACTGGCTGATGGCTACCATTCACCAGTCGCCCAGCAACTTCTTGTGGCTGGTGCCCACAGGCAAACTGCACAAGCGCGCTGCGGCCCGGATCGACAAGACCATTGCCGCCATTCCCCAGATCCGCGATCGGGTGGCGCGGCCGCACAGCCGTGACAGCAACAACAACAACGACATCAAGGAATACGTGGGTGGCGCCCTCTACCTGGCCACCGCCGGCGCCGCCGCCAACCTGTCCGAGCTGTCGGTGCGCCGTGTTTTGTTTGACGAAATCGACCGGGCTAAGGAAAATGTGGGCGGGGAGGGCGACCCGTCGGAGCTGGCCGAAACCCGGCAAACCACGTTTGAGCGCAACCGCAAGGCGTACTACCCCAGCTCACCCACCATCGAGGGCGAAAGCCCCATCGAAAACCTGTTCAAGCGTGGCACCCAGCGCGAGGCCCTGGCCGAATGTATTCATTGCGGTCACCCGCAGCCGCTTGACTTCTTCAATTTGATTCGCAGCGAAGACGGCAAACGCGCCATGTACCCCTGCAGCGAATGCGGCGGTCTGCATGAAGAGGGCGACAAGACCCGCATGTTCGTGCGCGGTCTGTGGAGCGATGGCCATGCGGGCGACGGCGAAACAGAAAGTGGCATGATCTCGGCCATGTTCCTGCCGTATGGCTGGATCCCGTGGATCTCGCTGATGCGCCAGTACGACATGGCCAAGGCCAAACTGGATGAAGGTAGCGAAGAGGCCATGATCGTGTTTTACAACACGCGCCTGGCCAAGTGCTGGGCACGCTCCAAGGAATCGACACGGTATGACACACTGATGGCCCGTGCTGAAGATTACCGTCTGGGCAGCGTGCCCATGGGTGGCCTGATCCTGACTGCGGCCATCGACACCCAGGCCTATCGCCTCGAGCTCAAGGTGGTGGCCTGGGGCGAGAACATGGAATGCTGGGTGGTTGATTACCAGGTCATTCACGGCTCGCCTTCAGAAGTTGAGACCTGGGCCAAGGCGGACGAACTGCTCAAGGGGCGGTACCGCCACGCTGGTGGCGCCATGCTCAACATCAGCGCCGCCTTTGTCGACTCGGGCGGATCCGCTACGCAGGACGTGTACAACTTCACATCGAGCCGCAAGCGCCGCAACATCTTTGCCGTCAAAGGCCACTCGCGGCCGAACCGCCCCATCGTCAGCGGCAAGCCCAGCCAGGTCGATGTGACTTGGCGCGGAAAGACAGAGAAAAAAGGTGCTCAGCTCTGGCTCATCGGCCCCGACACGTCCAAAGACTATCTGCAGTCGCGCTGGAACCGTGCCGCCGGCCCGGGCGCTGTGCACTTCAGCAAGGACTTGCCAGAGACTTATTTCAAGGGCCTGACCGCCGAATACCGCACCTACGGCTACAAACGCGGTCGCAAGGTCAGTTGGTGGGAGCAAAAAAAAGGCGAAGCCAACGAACCGCTTGACCTGATGGTCTACAACCTGGGCGCCGCCTACTACCTCGGTCTTCACAAGAAAAGCGAACATGGCTGGCAGTCCTTGCGCGATCGGCTGGTGCCATTGTCGGGCGACCTGTTCCAGCAAGACCCACCCGCATCACAAGCTGCAGCCACATCTGTGCAGACGCCTGCACAGTCTGACGCCGATCCCAGCAGCTCACCCGACCGCTTTGCCGAAAGCACACCACCAAACCAGCGCCAAACGACTACACCCGCTGCGCCAATCGTCCAGGCCTCCAAGGTCTATGGCGGCAAGATTTCACTGGGCACAGGCACCAGGCGGGGTGGCTGAACATGCGCCTGGAAAACACCGACCGCGATCTTGACATCGTCCAGGCCATCCTGGAGCTTGTCGCCGCAACCACGCCTGACCTGACGCCTGAAAAAGTGCGCGATATCGAAACCGCCGTGCGCGCCAAATATGGTGGCCTGCGGTCACGCATTGCCAAGCGCAAACAGCACCCTACCAATGAGCAGCGCGACAAGGCGGTGCGTGACGCCCTGGCGCAGTCCAATGTGGACGTGCCCACCGATCAGATTGCCGAAAACAACGGCATCAGCCGGCGCACGCTGTACCGTTACCTGAAACGTGGTGCGTGAAAAGTAGTGCCAATTTGCCCTATTTTTTATGGACGCAAATTTTTAGACTGCCAGCACTATGGCAGGAATCACACTCGCGCAAGCTGAAGCCCAGCTCACCCTCTACCTCGCGGCCGAATCGGCCGTGTTGACAGGCCAGTCCTACGAAATTGCCGGGCGCAAGCTGACCCGTGCCGCCTTGGGGGAGATCCGCACCGGCATTACCACCTGGGATGCCCGCGTCAAACAACTCAGTCTGCGCGCCACCGGCCGGGGCCGCTCACGCACCATTGTGGTGGGCGGCTGATCATGGACAAAGCCAAACGCCACAATCCAAATTTCGAGCCGACGTTGATCGAGCGAGCGCTCGCCCACGTCGCCCCCAAGACCGCGCAGCGTCTGCTGCAGGGCCGCATCAAGTTCGAAGCCATGGCCGTCATGAGCCGTGGCCTGGGTGGCTACATTGGCGCCCGCCGCGACCGGGCCGCCACTGCCGACTGGAACCCGGGTGGTGGGTCACCGGCGGCAGACATTTCGCCCGACCTGCCCATGCTGCGCGACCGCTGCCGCGACCAGGTGCGCAATGCGCCCGTGGCGCTGGGCGCCATCAACACCGATGTGCTGCACGTCATCGGCACCGGCCTGAGCTACAACCCGGCCATTGACGCCAAACGCCTGGGCCTGACTGAGGCGCAAGCGCAGGCCTGGGGCGAAGACACCAAGTGGCGCTTTGGCAACTGGGCCGGCTCGCCTGACTGCGACTACCGCCGCCAGCTCGACTTCTATTCGATCCAGGAACTTGATTACCGCGCCTGGAAAGAAAGCGGCGACTGCTTTGTACTCACACCCATCATGAAGCGCAGCGGGCGCAACATGCTGGTGCTGCAGACCGTGGAGGCCGATCGCGTTTGCAACCCCATGGGCCAGCAAGACAGCGACGAATTGCTGGATGGTGTGGTGCTGGAGCCCGGCACCGGCATACCCATTGCGGTCCATGTGGCCAAGCGCCACCCCGGCGACTGGCGCGGCGCGGCCAACGAATGGACCCGCGTGGAACTGCGCGGCGCCACCACCGACCGCAAAAACGTGTTGCACCTATACGACACCCTGCGCCCCGACCAGGTGCGCGGCGTGCCGTGGCTGGCCCCCATCATCGAACCCCTCAAGCAGCTGCAGAAGTGGAGCGACTCCGAACTGAACGCGGCCGTGGTCTCCAGCATCTTTGCCGTCTTCATGGAGATGGACGCCGAAGCATTCCAGGATTTGTACGACGAAGACAGTGCCAGCAAGATCGTCAACAACGCAGAGAAATGGTCCGGCAAACTGGAAAGCGGCAAGGTGGTCAACTTGCTGCCCGGAGAAAAAGCCAACATGCAGGCACCGGGCCGGCCCAACCCGGAATTTTCCCCGTTCTGGGACGCCATGGTCACACAAATGGGCATGGCCCTTGGCATGCCCAAAGAGGTGCTGACCATGCACTTCCAAAGTTCCTACACCGCCGCCCGTGGCGCGCTCATCATGGCCTGGCGCTCATTCAGCCAGCGGCGCGAGAAAACCGCAAAGATGCTGTGCCAGCCCGTGTTCGAGCTGTGGCTGGCCAACGAAGTGGCCGAGGGCCGCATTGCCTGCCCCGGCTTCTTTGCCGACCCCGACATTCGCGCCGCTTGGTGCGCCTCGACTTGGACCGGCGACGGCCCCGGCTCGGTGGACCAAGTGAAGGACGTGACCGCTGCAGAGAAACGTGTCGCCCTGGGCATCAGCACTGTAGAAGCCGAATCCATGGCTTACGACGGCAAGGACTGGGAAGCCAAACACCGCCAGCGCGCCAAGGAAGTGGCGCTGCAAAAACGCGACGGCACCGCACCCGCGCTGCTACCCGGCGCCCAGCCCGCACCGTCGGGTGCCGCTGACCCTGCCGACCCCAATGATGACCTGGGTGACGACGACACCGAAGCCGAAGGCCTGCCGCTGCAGCGCCAAAAAAAGTAGTGCCAATTTGCCCTATTTTTTTCAACTCCAAATTTTTACAGTCAAGGCTCCTGATTCATCAACGCAAAGAATTTTGATTAATTGATTGAAGCCGCCATGAACATTTAAACCGCACAAATAACCATGAAACTTCTCGACCTACTCACCGCACCCTGGGCCATTGCCCCGGACAAGCTGCGCGAGATCCAGGCGATCTACACCACGCACCTGCGCGGCGAGAAGATCGACATCGACGCCATCGAAGCCCGCTTGGGCCGCCCACTGGCCAATGAACAGCAAGACTACGAAATCCGCGATGGCGGTGTGGCCGTGCTCAGCCTCGAAGGCGTGATGGCACCCAAGGCTAATTTGTTCATGCGCGTCAGCGGTGGCGTGTCCACGCAACTGGCCAACACGCAAATTGAAAGCGCCATGGCCGACCCCCGCGTCAACGCCCTGGTGCTGGCTATCGACTCGCCCGGCGGCTCAGTCTTTGGCACCCCCGAGCTGGGCGCCACGGTGCGCGAGCTCTCCGCCATCAAACCCATCGTCACCGTGAGCGACGCCACCCTGGCCAGCGCGGCCTATTGGGTGGGCAGCGCCGCCAATGCCATTTACATCAGCGGGCCCACGGTGCAGGTCGGCTCCATCGGTGTGGTGGCCAGCCACAGTTACGACCCCAAAGCCACCGGCGTCAAAACCGACATCACGGCGGGCAAATACAAACGCATCGTCAGCGACGGACCCCTGACGGACGAAGGCCGCGCTTACATGCAGGGCCACGTCGACCACCTCTATTCCGTGTTTGTCGATGCGGTCGCCAGCCACCGCGCGACCACGGTTGAATCCGTTTTGGCCAACATGGCCGACGGCCGCATCTTCATCGGCCAACAAGCCATTGACCACGGCCTGGTCGACGGCTATGCCACTGTCGATGCCATGGTGGAGCAACTCGCCACCAACCCCGCCAAATTCTCCCGTCGCCAAAAAGCCGTGTTTGCGCTTGGCGGCCTACCCAAGTCACCCCCCGCAGCGGCCGCCGGTGTGCAGCCGTCTGCAAACAAACCTGAGCCGGTGCTGCTCGCAACCTCAAACCCCCCACTGAAAGGATCCACCATGGACCGCGCCACCCTGGAGCAGCAGCACCCCGCGCTGTTTGCTCAACTCCAAACCGAATTCGCCGCGCTTGGCGCCACTGCCGAACGCACCCGCATCCAGGCCGTTGAATCTGCCCTGATTCCCGGCCATGAGGCCCTGATTGCCGGGCTCAAATTTGACGGCAAAACCAGCGGCGGCGACGCCGCCCTGGCCGTTAACCAGGCCGAGCGCACCATGCGCACGGCACAGGGTGCCGCCGCCAATGCCGAAGCCCCCAAGCCCGTGGCCAGCACCCCGCCGGCCACCGTGGAGCAAGGCCTCGACGCCAAAGCCGCCGCCGAGAAACAACGCGTCGAAGCCCTGCCGCTGGAGGACCGTTGCAAAGCCCAGTGGGAGGCCAGCACCGCCTTGCGCGCCGAGTTCTCCAGCCTGGCCGACTACACCGCGCTGGTCAAAGCTGAGGAAAGCGGCAAGGTCCGCGTGCTTGGCAAAAAAGCCGCCTGATACCCATCCCCAACCCCTTCACAACTTTCAGGAAAACATCATGAAAAAGTCTCATTTTCTGGCCAGCGTGCTGGCCGTCTTGGCTCTGGCTTCGGCCTTTGTCCCTCAAGTGGCCCAGGCCATGCAAGACGTGGTGGCCTTCATCGGCCCCGACAACCTGGCCGCTCTGACCATGTTTGGCACCACCCTGGCCGCCAACAGCCCCCGCGCCTTTGAGGCCGGCACGCGCAACGAGCTCCCGGTCATTGCCAGCGACATCATCTATGAAGGTGCCGCCGTGGGTGTGGTCGCAGCGTCCGGCCACGCCCGGCCCCTGACTGCGGTTGACCGCTTCATGGGTTTTGCCGAAGCCAAAGCCGACAACTCGGCAGGCGCCGCGGCTGCGCTCAATGTGCGGGTGATCGAAAGCGGCAAGATCGAGCTGGCCGTCACTGGTGCCGTCATCACCGACGTGGGCCAGCCTGTGTATGCCACGGATGACAACGCCTTCAGCTTTAACCCTGTGGCCGGCGTGTTTGTGGGCTTTGTGCACCGCTTTGTCAGTGCTGGCGTGGTGGTGGTGCGCTTTGATGCCCCAGCCTTCCAGGACCCCTACGGTGACACTGTGAATGAAACCGTTTCCGCCGACCTCACCACCGACATCGAAGACACAGGCAAGACCCTGTTTGTCGACACCGACGCCAAAACCATCACCCTGCTGACCTATGCCGCTGCCACCGCGCACCGCATCAAGGTGGTCAACATCGGCGCGTTTGGCGCGGTCGAAGTCAAGATCGACCCCGCCGCTGGCGACAAGATTGCAGGCCCCAACGACACCGGCGCTGACGGCGGTCTGCTGGTCAACACCAAAGCCACGGCCCGCCGCGGCGACTACGTGGTGCTGACCTCGGGCGGCGATGACGGCTACATCATCGAAGAAATGCGCGGCACCTGGACCATTGCCTAAGCCAACCCAGCTTAAGCCGCCGTTTACCAATTTAAATTTTTAGGAACATCATCATGGACCAAAGCCTTCTCTCCAGCCGCGCCATCGTCGGCATGTATTACGCCCGCCTTGAAACCAACCCCGGCCTGGCCTGGGTCGGCGGCCTCGCCAATGTGTTTGGTTCTGACCAAGCCAGCGAAGACTATGGCTTCCTCGGCCAGTCGCCGGGTTTCCGCGAGTGGATCGGTGGCCGCCAGGCCAAGGGTCTGGCAAGCAACGCCATGTCCATCCGCAACAAGCATTTTGAGGCCACCCTCGAAGTCGCTGTTAAGGACGTGCGCCGCGACAAAACTAGCCAGATCATGGCCCGCGTGCAAGAGTTCGCTGACCGCTCCATCACCCACACCGCCAGCCTGTTGTCAACCCTGTTGCTCAACGGTGCCAGCACGGTGTGTTACGACGGCCAGTACTACTTTGACACCGACCACCTTGAAGGTAAATCCGGCACGCAAAGCAATTCCATCACTGTGGACATCTCGGAATTGCCTGCTGCTGTGAAAGGTGTCATCACAGCACCGTCGGTGGAACAATTCCAGCAAGCCATGCTGGCCGGCATTGCGCAAATCCTGTCGTTCAAAGACGACCAGGGCGAGCCCATGAATGAAAACGCCCGCGACTTCATTGTCAAGGTGCCCGTCAGCTTGTTCTTGACCGCCTCGGCTGCTGTGTCTGCCATCACCACTGCCGCGCTGCAGCAAAACCTGAACCCGAATCTGATCGCCGGACTCAAGATCAGCGTGGTCATGAACCCGCGCCTGTCCAGCTGGACAGACAAGTTCAGCGTACACCGTGTCGACAGCCCCATCAAGGGCTTGATCTTCCAGGAAGAAAAAGGCACCGAGCTCAAAGTCAAGGCCGAAGGCTCTGAATTCGAGTTCGACAACGATGCCTGGCAGTTTGGCCTCGACAGCTGGCGCAACGCCGGTTACGGCTACTGGCAGCGCGCCTGCCTGGTGACGATGATCTAACAGGACACGCCTGTCATGAAATACATCACCATCGCGGTGCTGTCGCTTCAAGCGGGCATGCTGCTGGGCCTCACCGAGGCTCAGGCAGCATCCCGCAAGACAGTGCTTGCGCCCGCGCCCGCCCGCAAGGGTTGGTACACCACCACCGGCCCTGTGCAGTTCAAGGTTGGCGAAGAGATCTTGTGCGACAGCGAGATCCCCAAGCACCTGGCAGACGCTGTGGAATCGCCTGACGTCAGCCAAGCCAAGGCCAAGGCCCGCGCCAAAGCCAAGGCGGATGCCAAGGCAAAAGCCGAAGCGGATGCCGCTGCCTTGACTGCTGACGAAGCCCGGGCGGCCGACGCTGCGCAAGCGCTGGAACTTGCCCAAGCCCAGGCGCTTGAGCCCGACCAGGCCGCCAGTCAAGGCTAAGCACCATGGCTTTCACCGAAAACTTCAGCGCATTTATGAACACGGCCGAATTTGCCACCTCTGTCACGCTTGACGGCGTGTCAGTCCCGGCCATCTTCGACGCGGCATTCGCGCTGGGGTCGGTCGGTGCGTATGGCATGGCCAGCACGCAGCCCACCCTGACCCTGGCCAGCGCCAGTGTGCCAGCCAATCCGGTGGGCCTGACTGTGGTGGCCAACGGCCAGAGCTACCTGGTGGCCGCTCACGAGCCTGACGGCACCGGCGTGAGCCGGCTGCTGCTGGAGACCGCATGAGCAGCATCATCAACCAGGCTGTGACGGCCATTGTGGCTGCGCTGCAAAGCGCGCCGGCGGTGGCTACCAGCATTGGCCGCGTCAACCTGCGCCCCACGGCGCAGGCCCTGACGCAAGCCGTGGTGGTGCGCCCCATCGGCAGCGAGGTCATCGAGGCCAGCATGATCAGCAGCCTGCCCATGACCTGGACCACCACCATTGCCGTGGAATGCCTGGCCCGTGCCACCGGCGCCACTGCGGCCGATGTGGCTGTGGATGCCTTGCTTGAGTCGGTTTACGCCCGGCTCATGGCTGACCCCAGTCTGGGTGGCGTTGTGCTGGGCCTGCAGCCGCAAAACGTCAGCTTTGACTTTGATGCAGACGGCGACAAAACCGCCTGTGCCACCCTTGTTTTACACGCCCGCCACCGTGCCACCCCCGGCACTCTTACTTGATTTTTTAAAGGAAACCTATCATGGCTTACTACTTCCCCGAGGGCTCTTCGCAGCAGTTCTCTCAAACTTTTGCTGGCGCAAAGACCATCACCGCCCTGACCAATGCCTCCCCGGCAGTGGCCACGTCTGTGGCTCACGGCTACACCACGGGCGACGAAATCGTGCTGACTTCCGGCTGGGAAGACGCGACCGACAGCGTGTACAAAATCACGGTGCTGACCACTGACACCTTCAGCATCAGCGGCCTTGACACCACCAACACGGGTTACTTCCCGTCGGGCACCGGCACTGGCACGGCGCAAAAGATCAGCAGCTGGACAGCCATTCCCCAGGTGATCAGCATCAGCGCCAGTGGCGGCGATGCCCGTTTCACCGACGTGAACCTGCTGGCCAAGCGCAATAGCCTGAAGATCCCCACCGGCTTCAACGCCACCAGCATCACGCTGAGCCTGGCGCACGACCCGGCCCAGGCTGGCTATGTGACCATGGTGGGCATCAGCCGCAACCTGTCAAAAGTGGCCTTCAAGCAAGTCATCAGCGGCGGCGCCGTGACTTACGGCTACGGCTACCTGAGCGTCAGCGAAATGCCCAAACTCAACAGCAACCAGGTCAACACCGTGGACTGCGCCATGACCATCCTGGGCCGGTCCATCAGCTACTAAGCACCGTTTATGCGCGGCAGGGCGACCCTTTGGGTCGCTTTGCTGGTACTCGCCCGAGCCAGCGCGCCGCGCATATCTTTTATCGGGCTTGTTTTTTAAATCGGGCACACCATCATGGCTATCACCATCACCGTCTCTGACACCGTCAGCTTCAAAGTCAAGGGCACCATCAACGATTCGGCGGGCGTCTCGCAGCCGTTTGACTTCAAACTCACCTGCGACCGCCTGGACTCCGACACCCTGGACGCCCGCGTCAAGGCCAACAGCGACGAAACCTTTGTTGACTTTTTGGCCGATGTGGTGGAAGACTGGGGCGGCGTGCGTGACGCCGAAAACAAGGCCATTGCCTACAGTGTTGAGGCACTGCAGCAGCTTTGCAAAATACCCGGCGTGGCGCGCGTGGCCTGGATCGCCTACCTGACCGAAGTGGGCGCCAAAACAAAAAACTGACGCAGCTCGCCCACCTCATAGCCAGCCAGGGCAAAAACCATGCAGCCCCCGACACCGACAAACAAAACCCCTGGCTTGCCAGTGTTGTCGAGCGCCCGCAAGCCGAGCCCGAAGTGGCTTACCTGTGGCCGTGCAACGTGCCCACCTGGCAGCACTGGCAGGCCGTGCAAACCCAGTGGCGCAGTGGCACGGGTGGCGCCACCGGGCTGGACTATGCGGGTGTGCGGGCTTACCTGGACGAGCAAGACCTGCCAACGCCTGAGCGCCGCGACATCTTTGCCGGCATCCAGGCCGCTGAGGCCGGCACCCTTGCGGCCTGGCATGAGCAGGCCGAACTTAAAAACAACTCCACCCCAAGCTAAGGCGGCCCCATGGCAGATGTAGGCATCAAGATCACCGCGGTGGACCAAACCGGCAACGCCTTCAACAGCGTCACCGGCAAACTCAACGCCATCAAGTCTGAGGCCGCCGGGCTGGGCGGCACCATTGGCAACCTGGTGGGCAAGTTCAGCGCGCTGGGCGTGGCCATGGGCGCAGGCCTGAGCCTGGCCAGCGTCAAAAACGCCATCGACGTGGCCGACCAATTCAGCAAAATGGCGCAAAAGACCGGCGTGGCGGTGGAAGCCCTGCGCCAGTTGAACTACGCCGCCAGCCTGAGCGACGTGAGCACCGAGGCGCTGGGCAACGGTTTGAAAAAACTTAGCATCAACATGGCCGCCGCCGCCGGTGGCAGCAAGCAGCAGGTGGACGCCTTCAAGGCCATTGGCCTGAGCGTCAAGGACGCCAGCGGCAACCTGAAAAGCGCCGACGCCATGCTGACCGACGTGGCCGCCAAGTTTGCCACGTTCAAGGACGGCCCCGAAAAAGCCGCCCTGGCCGTGGAGCTGTTTGGCAAGGCCGGCGCCGACATGATCCCGCTGCTTAACGCCGGCGCCAGTGGCCTCAAAACCATGGCCGAAGAGGCCGACGCCCTGGGCGCCACCTTTGGCGGCGACATGGCCAAAAACGCCGAAGCGTTTAACGACAACCTCACCCGCATCGCCACTGCCAGCCAAGGCGCGTTTTACAGCATTGCCAACGAGCTGCTGCCCACGCTGAACCAGTTGTCGCAGGCGTTTCTGGACGCACAGAAAAGCGGCAGCGGCTTTGGCAGCTTTATGGGCACGGCGCTTAAAACCGGCATTGAGACTGTGGCCATCGTGTTCAGCGATGTCAAGTTTGTGCTGGAAGGTGTTGGCCGCGAAATTGGCGGCATTGCCGCGCAAATTGCCGCACTGGGCCGCGGCGACCTCAAAGGCTTCACCGCCATCAGCGACGCCATGAAAGCAGACGCCGCCCGCGCCCGTGCCGAGCTGGACAAATGGCAGTTCCAGTTGCTCAATGCCGGCATACTCACCAGCACCGCCGGCGCAGGCCGGGGCACCGCCGCAGATCCGCGCCTACTGGGCAGCACCCAAACATCGGCGCCCATTGTGGCCAGCGGTGCCGCCGCCACCGCCAAAACCATCAGCGAGGCCAGCAAAGGCCTGGCGCTTTACAACGACCTGATGGACCAAGCCACGGGCTTTGAGAAAACCTGGGCCGAAGACGCCAACAAACTGCGCGCCGCGCTCGATGGCAAAACCATCAGCCAAACCCAGTTCAACGCCGCCGCCAACGCCCTGCTGCAAAAGCAGCCGGTCATGGTGGCCGCGGCCAAGGCCCAGGCCGAGGCCCAAAAGGAAATCACCAAAGAACTCGACGCCGCCGCCGCCGCCCAGCAAAAGGCTGTGGCCGCCAGTTTTGACGAGCTGGAAAAAGCCCAGGCCGCTTATGAGGCGCACGGCAAACTCGCCAGCGTGCTGCAGGAGGAAAACCTGGCGCGCCTGGAAAACGCTCGCTTGATCACCGCCATGGCCGGCGAAGACACCAGCGCCCTCGACGCGCAAATTGCCAACAAACGCAAAGTCATTGCCGCGCTGCAGGGCACCGAGCTTAAAAACGCCGCTGACGACCTGGCCAAAGCCAATCAGAAAGCCGCTGAAGAATCCGGCAAATTTTGGGAAGACGCGCTGATGCGGGCTTTTGAGAGCGGCAAAGGCTTTTTTGCCAGCTTGTGGGACACCATCAAAAACACCCTCAAAACCCAAGTGCTGCGCGTGCTGGTATCGGCCACCGGCCTGACCGGCATGACCGCAGCGGGTGCTAGTGAGTTGAGCGGTGGGGGTGGCAACCTGCTGGGCACTGCGGCCAACTTGGGCAAGATGTACGACACCATCACGGGCGGGTTCACCAAACTCACAGCCACGGTGTCGGGCAATTTGCAGTATGCCGCCGATTGGATGATGACCAGCCAGAGTGATCTGGTGGCTTCGTTGGGCGAGTCCCTGAGTGCCAACGTGGGTACCCTCAGTTCAGTGGCTGGATACGCCGCCGGCGCAGCGGCTGGCTTGGCGATTGGCAAGGCCATCAGTGGTGGCTACGGCTCCAACACCGCTGTCAACGCGGGCACTGTCATTGGCTCTGTGCTGGGTGGCCCCATTGGCGGTGCAATTGGCGGCGCCATCGGTGGCCTGGTCAACCGCGCCTTTGGTCGTGGCCCGACCCAACTCACCTCCAGCGGCACCCGTGGCACATTCTCCGGCGACAGCTTCAGCGGCCAGAACTACGCCAACTACAAAAAAGACGGCGGCTGGTTCCGCAGCGACAAAAACTGGACTGACATCAGTGCGATGGACTCAGCCACAGCAGACGTATGGTCTACCGCGTTTGCGGGCGTCAAGGGCAGCGTAGCGGGCATGGCCGCAAGCCTCGGTCTGGCGACCGACAAGATCACCAGCTACAGCAAATACATCGACGTGGCCGCTGGCACCACGCAAGAGGCGCTGACCGCCATCTTCACCGGAATGGCTGATGAGATGGCGACTGCCGCAGCGCCTGCCATTGCCGAATTTGCCAAGAGCGGCGAAACCGCTAGCGTCACCTTGCAGCGCCTCAGTGGCAGCCTGACCACCGCCAATGCCTGGTTGTCCATGCTGCGCAACCGCCTGTTTAACGTGAGCCTGGCAGGTGCCGACGCCGCCAGCAAACTGGCCGACGCCTTTGGCGGGTTGGACAACCTGGCCGCCAGCAGCAAGACCTATTACGACGCGTTCTATTCTGAGGCCGAGCGCACCGCCATCAGCACCGAAAACATTGCCAAAGCAATGGCGCTGGTCAACGTGGC